TTCAATACCATAATTATATTATGACTTTGGTTTCAATGTTCTTCTTAGTTCCATAATGGCATGATTTCTATCTCGTTGTTCTATTCTACGTTCACTAACAGATAATTGTGGTATTTCCTTTCCTCGAATAGCAGCAATTTTTTTAATAACTTTCTTGACCGTTGGTTTGATTACTCTTAGAAGTATATCTGCTAACGGTTTTGCCATAAGTGCCGATGTCGTGGCAACCACGGCAATTGCAGCAGTTGTGGTTGCCGCTTCTGGTGCTGGTAAATATTTTTCGACCCAAGGAATCTCTGGTTCCGGAGCAGGAACTTCTGGTATTAGTTCAACTGTTGCTGGTTTTTCTGGTGGTGGTGTTGGTATATCTTCAATTTTTGGTTCAGGAATATTTGTTTCCGGTTCCTTATACACGGGAACTTGAGGGGGATCACTAAAAACTAATTGCTCCGGTTCATATTGTATAGGATCATAACTAGGAACACCTGCATCACAATAAGTACGAACTCCTTTTGAATCATCCTTAACAATTTGGGTGTTCTTTGGATTGTTAGTTTCATGTGCCTCAACACATCCAGGAATATCAACAATAGGTGCTCCAATGTTAACCGTCACTGGTGGAGTCTGAACAAATACATGAGGTTCATTCACCAAACGATCCGAAATATCAGGAACATCTAAGGTTCTTATTTTTATATTAGTATCAATAATAGGTATTTCCATTAAATTTTAAGTTCTGATACCACCTCTTGTTGCTTTAAATATAATTTATAAGAACTCTTCACTAATTTGCGAAGTTCATTAACATCATCACATGTATCAACCATCCTCGAAAACTTCTCATATTCAAACATTTTTGAGGGGTTTGATAATGTTATATCATTTGGATTGTTCATTTTAGTTATCTGAATCGAAGGTACTAAGAATAGATGTCCAAATAGAATGGAAAAATACGTATAATGCGAAAGTAGTTCCATTATTATTGGATTTTCTATTGTAAGACTCTCTCTTTTTTCTTTTAGTATTAGTCATAACTCATTTAGAATTTAAATTTGATTCCCATTTACCAGTTTGCTTATTAAATTTTTTTACCTCCCCAGGACGTAATTTGTTTTTTGCTGCTTCAATGTCTTTGTAAAATTTACCAAACTTTTTTCTTGAATCTTCTTCTTTAAACCTTTTCTCTTGATCAATAATTCTCTTCATATATTTCTTATCAGATAATAAACTACTACGAAATGCTTCACCAAATAATTTAGGACCCTTTATTTTCTTCTTTGCAATTTCTGAACCTTCATCACCAGTTTTAGTTCTATCTCTTATTTTTTTGATTCGTTGTTGTTTTCTATGTAATTTTGGATCAATCTCAAACGATTCATTCATTTTTTCAGTCTTCTTTTTCATCGTATTGATAAATTTACGGTAGACTGCTGCCTCTGAAGTCTTACCCATTTCTCTTGCTCTTTGTTCCATAGCAACTGCTGCTTGAATTTTATGAGCATGAGATCTGGATGACTTACGAATCTTTGATACAGATGCTTTTGCAGTAGCAACATCCTTGAATCCAAGACCATGAATTGTACCTTTTGGATTTTCATCCGTATAGAGATCAGAATGTTTCTTAGAATTAGCAGGTTGCCCTTTTTTTCTAGGAATGCGTGGATTTGATTCCTCATTCTGAGGACCACGTTCTGCTTCTAATTTGGCAGCAATTGCCATTTCCCTTCTTTTCTTTTTAGATTTTCCTCTAAACTGAGGTGCATCGGAACTATAAAAGTCCTTGATAACATCCCCCATACTATCTTTTTTAAGATTTAAAGGCATTACTCTACAAGGGTTCCGTGTTGTCTGCGTATTTCACGAAGTTCTTCAAAGTCTTTTTGCTTTGTTCCACCATCATATGCCCAGGCATATCCTTCAGCAATCATTTGTTCGTTGAGGGACAGCTCCGAATCCCCGATGTATAACCAGCCAAGAAGACGACCATACTTCCCGACGCCACCAACAAGTTCAGTCCTAACAGACAACTCATCATCACCAGATACAGCACCTTCCAATTTCTCTTTAAGCCAATTTGTTGCGTCATAACCAAGTGCCTTCTCCTCAAGATCTCGGGTTCTCTTCTCTGGAGTATCCACTCCTGCGACTCTGACTCTTTCTTTTTTATAAAGATCGAATCCAAGATCGATAGTAACATCAATCGTGTCTCCATCAAGAACCCGATTAATCTCTATGACTCGGAAGTTGTAACATGACTTCCGACTGGGGGGAACCATAGCGCCCATTTTTTACCTCCTTTGCATTTGCCGCAATACCCGCGATGACAATCACTGCTGCGATGACTGCTCCCGCACCCCATACCCATTTTTCAAGAAGACGAACTCTAGATTTAAGTTCATCAATACTTTTTTCAAGACGGTCATAGTCATCTTTTCGAGTCATTCTCTCTTCGAGACTCATGACTCGTTCTCTCATACTACCAAAATAATTTTCTAGGACAGCGATTTGCTTATCCTGTTCAGCATCCTTACTTGTCAGGTCGCTCATCGTTCAATTCATCGAAAGCTATACGCATTATATAGACAATATAATATGAAACTCCCACTAATAATATTAAAATAGAAATAATAACACTCCAAACAGGATCATTTACATTCTCATGTGTACGAAGAATTAAATTCATAATTATTTGTTTTTATTAAATGGTTCCCAATGCTGCCAATTATATTTGTGTATTGCCCACATTCCAATTACAGGAACAAATATTAGAAAAAAACCCATAAGACCTAATGTCCATGGCGTTTCCATTGTGTACCTTACAAATAAAATCATTCTGGATAGTCCCATTTAGTGATTTGATCTGTCTTGTGCCAAGGACCCCAAGTCCCCTCTTTGTAAATATATGGTGCAGTTCTTATTCTACACGAATCACCTGTACATAATAAATCATCAACAATTCTCCAAGATTCTAACACTTCTTCAGAATGAACAAAGTGTGATTGATCACCATTAATTGCATCAAAAAAAAGTTTTTCATATCCATCCACACCTAACCAATCTGGATAACGATGAGTTAATGTAGCTGGTTCAATATTATCATTAAGTCCTGGAGACTTCATATCAATACGAATATCAAGGTGAGCACAAGGTTGTAATCTAATTACAATACGATCACTAGTTTCTTGACCAAAATAACTAAGTGGTGGAGACTTAAGTTTAATAATAACCTCAACACACTGATAAGGCATTTTCTTGCCAGTCATAAAACGAAAAGGAACTCCTTTCCAACGCCAGTTATCGATGAAAAGAGAACCAGCACAATAGGTAGGAGTGGAACTGTTAGAATCAACACCCTCTTCACTGCGGTAACTTTCATATTGTCCACAGATTAAATCCTCCCCTAAACGAGTGGCAGAAAGTACTTTTGTTTTTTCTCTACGAATCTCAACAGCATTCATACGACAAGGTGCTTCCATTGCTATCAATGCAAGAACCTGAAGCATATGATTCTGTAACATATCTCTCACGACACCAGCAGTCTCATAATATTGAGATCGTCCCTCACAACCAATTGTTTCAGTTGCGAAAATCTGAACCTCTTCTATGTACTCCCGGTTCCAAAGTGGTTCCAATAGAATATTGCCAAAACGGGTGGTAAGGATGTTATTAACAGTATCTTTGCCGAGATAATGATCAATGCGGTATACTTGTTTTTCGCGTAAATACCTGCCCACCACTGACTGTAAATGATTAGCAGATTTATAATCGTACCCAAAGGGTTTTTCAATAACCACACGCGATGTTTCTGGGTCATCTAAAAGTCCTGCCTGTTTGAGATTAACAATGGCAGATTCATACCTTTCTGGTGGAACAGACAAAAAGTATGTTGTATCATCTGCTTCTGGTAGTTTTTCTAATGTAGGTTGAGATGTTAAATCTGTAGACACCCATTCCAATCTTTCTTTAAAATCTTTAGGGTAATCACCTAACATCCATAACCAATCGTCTCTACTCATTTCCCTACGGGAAGTTCCAACGATTTTGAGATTATTTGGTAATAACTTTTTCTCATGCAATTTGAAAAGAGATGGAATAAGTTTTCTCTTACACAAATCTCCGGTAGCACCAAAGATTACAATTTGATTAGTGAGCGGTTCCATTTCCATTGTAGTCTTCTGAGTCGTAGTAATTATTTTCACCCTTTCGTAACCCGAAATATATTGTGGATAATACAAAGGGTATCGAGATCCATAGTAAGACATCAGCGAACATGGTGACCTCCAAACATATACCTCATACCATTCAATATTTTATTGGCAAATTCACCTAATCGTCTTGAGTTAAATCTTTCGTAAAGCGCACTGCTAATAACAGGAACGGGTACACCAAGATCCACAGCGGCGTTAACAGTCCAACGACCTTCACCAGAATCGGAAACCCCCCCATCGAATTTTCCAAGCTTAGGATCACTGCGAAGTACATTCGCAGTAAGATCCAATAACCAAGACCCAACCACACTACCACGACGCCATAACTCAGCCACCTCAGCAACATCAATATCGTATTGATAATTTTCTGGGTCTGACATAGGAGCGACTTCAGCATCGCCTTCATGAATATAATTCGATCCCAAATTTGCATTTTTAAGAATATTGAATCCTTCTGCGTATGCTTGCATGATTCCATATTCAACTCCGTTATGAACCATTTTTACAAAGTGACCTGCGCCAGGTCCGCCACAGTGTAACCAACCGTACTCAGCAGATGTTGCGCGAGTGTATGGATCTGTGCGGGTTGCAGCACCAATTCCCGGTGCAAGTGCCCTGAAAATGGGGGTGCATACAGATACTGCTGTATTTGCACCACCAACCATAAGACAGTATCCACGCTCCAGACCATAAACTCCACCACTAGTACCACAGTCAATATATTGGATGCCCAACTTTTCCAACCTTTCTGCTCTCCTGCGAGAATCCTTAAAGTTGCTATTGCCATGATCAATAACAATATCCCCGTCGCTAAGAAATGGTAATAACTCATTTAATGTTCCCTCCACATTTTCTGCTGGTACAACCATCATAAAGATTCCCGGAACATGAGTTTTCTTACCATCAGTAAGAAGAACCGAATCCCCACTCTTTACTACTTGAACAAGGCTTTCAATAGAAGTTGTAACTCCGTCCACATATCCGTTTTCATATGCTTCTTGTGCCTTTTCATAGTTTCTCCTATAACCCCATACTTCAATTTCTTCTTTCATCATGCGACGAGACATACCCTCGCCCATTCTGCCGAGTCCGATAATTCCTACTTTCATAATCTATCTACTTATTTTACGTGTACTTTACCAATCATGCCAGCACCTTTATGCGGGGCACACCAGTAAGTATAGTCACCAGATTCCGAAAATGCAATATCAAATTCTTCACCAGGCAAAATTGCCAATGATTCATGACCTAAGTCAGGACGACCCTCAAAAATAACATTATGTGGAGGAAGCATACCATTAATAAAATGAACTGATTCACCAGCACTAATGGTTACTTCATCAGGATCAAATACAAGATTGCCACCAGATCCCATGGTTACATCTACTGCCCATGCTGGTGAAACTAAAAATAATGTAGTGAGAAGTGCAAAAAAGAACTTCATATTTGCTAATTCGACTACATTATCTAGTTATTTTTTACTAGTGTCCTAATACAAAATGTTAGCATCCACTAACTTCTTTTGCTATTTCTCCGCCAATATCACCACCAACATTCTGACCCAACATCACTGCCCAACCTGCTGCTAACCAACCAACATAAGGAATAGCAGTTAGTGCAGGAGCAATACCAGCAGTCATACTAGAGCCTACCATTGCACCGGTACTTTGTCCAGAACCTTCCGCCTTGATGCACGCTAATTTTTCGGCACTTAACTTTCCCTCTTTTGATTTTTCACCCCCCTGAAGATTTTTATATCCTTCCATTGTATATTCATGTGTAGTATATTCACTACGAACTTCACTTCCTTCAGAAGTTTTACCAAACCATCCCTTTTCTTTATGATCCTTATCAAGACTTAAACTCTTAGTGGTTGTAAGAGTTTTAGGATCATTTGCATTATATCTTAACTTATATCCTTCTTTATCAACCTTTACATCATAAGATGAATATTCTCCTGTAGGAAGATTAATATTGGGGTATTGAGGTTTATCAGCATACTTTTCGGTGATCTTCATCATATGTCCAAGTATACCAATATGTGCAACTGCAACTATACCCCCAACACCAAGTAGAACCCACTTAAATGGGTTCACAGATGGTTTGGGGGTTTGTTTTTCTTGATTATCTTGCATGTGATGTGGAGTCCAAGTCATGATTCATTGACCTCATTCTACTTTTTCTTTTTTATCTTCAGATTTTTTTGATTCTTCATCTTTTTTCTTAGCGGGTTGAACCCCAAAAGTAGCTAATGTTCCGGTAAATACGCTGGCTATAAAAGTCGGATCTATGTTTTTTTGAGGAATACCAGGAACAGTTACATAATTAAGAGTCAGAATTGCTGCTGACCAACTTAATATTACAACTCTCACTAAGGTAGAAACACCCTCATCAGCCCACTCAAACTTATCCTTTTTGGTTTCCTCTTTTTTTGTAGGCAGGTTTGAATCTGTCATTTAAAAGAGGCACAAGGCTCTTTTATTTAGTAATAAATCCCTTGTCAACAAGATACTTTTTAGTTAGTGGAGTTGGTTCATAAACCTCCCACATTCTACCTCTTGCACAAGCAGAAAGGGCAGCAGCAGTCATACCTTCCGTTTTACCTGCCCATGTTGCTTCTGCTTCCCATGGTACTGCTGACTTGGGATATGTGCGTTCTGCCATATTACGCCAAAACTTAGGAACCTCTTCTTCGGGTTTAATGACGGCAATAAAACTATTATTAATAGTTCCTGCCATACAATCCTGTGCAGCGTGCCATCCTTCATGACGCATCACACTCATAAGAACATGTGGACGATGCATGAATGCCTTATTAAGGAAGAAATTATTTCCTACAGTATGATAAACACCACGATGTCCAACAGGAAAATATTTTTGATCTGCTAGAAACACATTAACTCCGACTTGTTCCAAAGAAACAAGCATTCTGTGGAATTCACTAGTAATAGAATAATAACTACTATTGGGATAAGCATCAGCAATAGTAGCAATACTTTCGACTTTGTGAACATCTTTAGTGCATTCTCTAAGAAGCATACATCCCATTGAATGCATGGTATTAAAATCTTTATCTTGTAATGGATCTGAATGAGAAGGAAGAACAATTGCTACAGTAGCAATCAAAGATGCAATAATTTTTTTCATGAATAATATGCCTTGTAATAACTAATAATACCAGCAGTGCTTACATTACCTTGTGAAACCCAATCATGAGCACATTCATACATTGATTGAGTTGTATATTTTGGAATAACTCCTTCCATTTGTCCACCATATTTAGAAAGAAGAACTTTT